ATAATTGATTAATACCGGAACATATCCGTTCTGTCCATTCCTAAAAGCAGATGGATGATAAGCTAAATTATTGTCAAAAAGTAAATATATACGCATTTGGTTCTGTGTTACATCTACTTCAACTACATCATCAACCGATAAACTTCTCTGAAAACGAAATGTACGGCTATACACAGATGGACTGTATGAACCATAATATTCATCAATAAATTTTTGAATACAATCCTTTAATCTTTGAGCCTCATTACGTAAAATTTCTTCAAGAGTAACACCAGATGATGTACGTAATTGAGATACTTGCAAAGGAGTCATATTTAATATTTTATCTTTAAGAGAGGACATCATATCGCCTTCTTACTTATGTTTCCACCACGCATGTTTCTCTGCCTTATCACTTTTGAATACATTATTAACATGAGGCCCATACGAAAGCATATCGCCAAACTTTGTATAACACACATAATTGAAAGCTGACATATCAGTGCCAAGTAAACCAGTTTCCCAAGATTGAATTTTATCAATTTGATCATCATACCACATATGCACAATTTCACGCGATAAGTCAATAATAGTTTGCCGAGTACCACCTGCTAATCCAGCATTTAGAAGAGTATTCGTTGGATTTTCTGAAACGAACTTTTGTATCGTTTTATCCTTTGATGTACACTTTAACCATTCAGATTGTAAAGTTTCTTGTTCAGAACCAACATACAATTTTCTATTATCCATAAAACTCCATGGACTATTTGTCATAATAACATCCGTTCCATCAACATGCCAAACATTATCAATATCATAATGTTCACTTAACCAATGATAAACATTAACCCAGCGTTGAAAATCAAGCCTAATAGCACACGAAGATTGTACCCAAACAACATTCTTGATTTTTGGCGGTTTATCAATATCAGTAAAAACTACCAATTGAGTATCAATAGACTTAACAAGAGGTAAGATATTATTTGCAGTTAAACCAGTAACAACATTACGTTGCGGATCTTTAACCTTTGTATATAAATCAGTTAGAATAATATTATTTGGTTTAGTATATGGCACAAATTCATTATCACCCAACATTTTCAACCAAAGCTTTCTTCCTATTGTACGGTTATTCTGAATTTGTTGCTGCGTAGCAGATGATCTATGCTTACCTTTCTCATATCTATCACATTCATAGAATATTTTACCGTCATATGCATCAGGAATATCTTGATACCTAAATGTTGTCCATCCTCTATTAAAAATACGGTCAGATAAATTTACATGTTCGCATCCCCATGTTCCAAAGCAAGTACGCATACCACCAACATCTTCAATTACATCGCGTTTATAATATAACATTGTGCCGCCTACAGCATTAGTAGCAACTATGTTTTTATCACGATAGATCTCTATAAGATTGAATGTATGACTATAATGAGGTTCTTTACCATTTACATATGGTTTCCACCAATCAGATACTTTGGGCCAACAATCATCATCAAATAAAAATAAATGCTGTACGCCAGATTTCATCAAAATTTCAATACACTTATTTTTTGCAATTGCAACCCCAACAGGTTTATCAAAACGATATGTTGCATTGGTAACTTTAATTTTAGAAGCATCATCAACTACTACAAGTATAGCATTAGATGGTAAATATTTCTTCCATGCATCTAAAGCACGTTTCAAAGTATCAGGACGATCATGTGTAGTTATAGCGACCCCGATACTATTTTCTGTATCTGGTATATATTTTACTCCATCAATTGATACTTCCAAAATTATCCCCTCCCCATACAAAAAAAACTACTAATTATTGCATTTTATCAGCCAATGTACATAATTCACTTCTATAATTATTTTCCAATTTTATACATCCAAATCTTGAATTTCCCTTAAATACATCAATCATCTTATTTAATCCAGACATTCTTCCATTTAAATCATTCTGTTCAAGTAAATCACCTTCATATACCTGCTTACATCCATCTTTACATCTCTGCAAAATTGTTTTAAGTGTATATGTGTCAATATCTTGCGCCTCTGTTACCATAAGACCAACATCGGATGGTAATTCAACACCCCTAATATTTGCAGTAGGAATAATTTCTAACTTGTCATCTTGAATCATTCGTTCAACAGATGTAATATCCCCAAATTTAGAAGCAAGAATATTTGCAATACTACCCGTATTCAGAAGTTTTGAAAGATGATCTCCTTTTTCATATCCTAAACTACGCGCACCTTTAAGTGGTTCAAAATGATAAATAACATATAATTTTCTAATTTTCTCAGTTTCAAGGCATTTTGCAAAATAATTAAGCGGTATGGTTGTTTTACCTGCTCCAGCACGACCAGTTAATACCGTAATATCATTATTATTAATAGAATCAAACGCACATTCTTGATATACATCTTTTGGTTTTAAAATGCCGAGCCTATTACTTTTAATTTGTTTATACGATATTTTTTTATATTCAGATCCGTCCCATTTAAATTTATATGCCGGCTCATTATTTTCGTCATTAACAATTAAATATTCATTAATCAAATTATGATAAAGGTTTTCATTTAAATGATTGCAAAAGTAATCTAAATTCCAATTTGATAATTTTATTTCTTTATATCCTTTATAAACATTGCCAGTATCGTTAAAAATTTCTTTACCTAACTTAACAGGAACAGGGGAGAGTTGAGTGGAAATATTATATAAAGATAAATCATCTGTAACAAAAGTTATATCTGAAATATTTTTATAATGATAAATAACAGTAGCCAAAATAAAACTATCTATTTTTTCTTCCATTCCAACAGTATCAACAATCTTAATAATTTCATCTGTAACTAATTCAACATCATATGAGTCCTGATGTTCAGATAATAATCTTGTAGCTTGACGCGCTTTAAATTTAGTTTCTTCTGATTTAAACGCGGAAGTTTTAATTTCTTCTAGCTCTTCAAGTGTAAGAATAGAAATAACAAATTTACTATCACTTTTAAAAATGTTATCATAATGATTCATAAGAACACATGTATCAAAAAAATACTTAGGTGTTTTATCCATTTAGTTGCTTCCTTTATGATATATTAATGGGAACAAATCACTTCTTTTACTTCTGTAAATCACTTACATTATTATTTTGATTTTTACTTGCTTCTTTAATTTTTTCAGTAAAATCGTCAATACCATTCTTAGCAAAATCAACGAAATTTACAAGCTTATCAATTAAAGTATTAAAATGATTATTTAAATCAGTTTGTGATGCAATCACAGTATTAATATTAAGAGCATACTTTTGCTTTTTAATATCTTCAATTTTCCTATCTGCAAATTCAAGTAGCTCATTTACGTATTCCTCAAAATCAGAAACATGAGTATTACTAATAAATTCACTTATACTACCTACTCCCAAAGAATTTATAAATTTCTTACACTTATCAACATCGATCTTACCATCTATAGATGGAATTTTTACATTACTTAAAAATTGTAATACTGCAATCCAACGACCAAGTTCACCATATTCAGGTAAATATTCATGAGTGTCCTTATCGAATGAAAAACCTACAATTCTATCAATAAATTTTGATTCATCCTCAATCGAAAGACGTTTCTTAAATTCGATTTTTAATGATTCTCCGTTTTCAAATTTAATATCTACAGAAGGCGAATCATTATTATTAGCTTCTTTTATAACCTTGTTCATATTACTAACAGTAAATTTATTCATTTACAAACTACTCCTCCATAATAATATTTTTATAATAATCTATAAATTTACGTAAATTATAAGAATACCGTGTTCTAATCAAATGTTGTTCAATCAAAAAACCATCATACGCAATAACATCAAACTCATTAAATGATCTTTTTTTTATACAATTAATTAAGTTTTTAGCCTTGCTTATTGATAAAAAATAAGTATGGTTTACATTTCTAAAATTTATTACAAATCCTGATATAATACCTTTATATTTATTACTATCTGATAATCCCAAAAGTTGATTTTTCTTTATATTAAATGTATGTTTTTTACCATCTCTTGCTATATCATCACGATAAAAAGTAAGGGAATTACGAACAGATTTTAATTCTAATGTAAATAATACAGGATATGAAAATATAAAACAATCATATGGGTTATGTAATGAAAATCGTAATTCTGAACTTTTAAAAAAACTTTGCGCAGGATCTTTTATTCTTTGATAATATACATTTTTTGGAACAGATAATTTAAATTGTGTCTCAAATTGTTTTCCTATATTAATACACAACAGCACCTTTCAAATCAATGTTATTTTTAAACTATTATCTTTACATCTATTGTTTGCTTTAATCTGAAATAATTCAGACTAAAGCAAACAAGAGATATTACTCTCTTGTTTAATTTAATTTTATGCTCCTGAATCGTCAGGAAGAAATGTCTTTGTGAAAATCTGTTTCTGCCTATTTTCAAGCAAATCAAACGTAATTTCCAAACTACCCGGATCACCAGTATTCTGATAATTCATGGTAAAATTTTGCTGTGGATGCACACGATAGGCATGAAAGACCTCTGTACGAACAGAGCCATCATCATCTTTCCAAAGTGTTTCACCATCCCAAATAAAATCACTTGGAAATACATTACCCTTAAACGTTACAGATTGTGCTTCTGCAATTGTGGTTTCATAAAAACAGTCATAATCACCATCTTCAGTAGCAGGTGCAGTAAAATTAAATACGTTCGCATTCAGTGTACCTGCAATTTTATTTTCACTGTTCAAATCTGAACCAACAGGATAAATAAAAAGCGTTGAATCAATCGGAGTTTCACCATTAGGAAATGTAATTGTGGTTGTAGTTTCAGCAGTATTAGAAGCAATTACTCTATGCTTAAAAACATTTGCTCCTTTAATAACCTCAGTACCAGAAAGCATAGAGATTAATTTTGGTGTAATAATCTGAGTGCTAAGTTTCATAGTAGCTTCTGGCTGCCCTTCAAAGGCCATACGGCGGCCACCACCATGTCCGCCTCTCGCATAGACAGTAGTAGTTTTATATGTAACATTACCGGTATTAGCATAATCAATATAATCGAAAAGCTCACCAGTTTTATAAAGACGAAAAGTATTATCAAATACCTCTCGGTTTGCCATTTGTTTAACAGCAAGTTCTGTTGCGTCTGGCATTAATAATCATCCTTTCTTGTGTAAAAATTTGTTTTTATACCATTCTGATAATGGATTATCATCACCACCCCATACAGCAAAATTTGTATATTGAAGTTGTAATGACTGTTTATCATTAATAGTAAAAAACTGATCATATAATTGAAATATTGTAAAATCCCAAATATTTATAAAATTAACATTATTTCCATAGGTTGCAACCTTAGAAATAATGTTGCCCAGCTCTAAATCGGACGCATCTTGATCGTTTACTCCATATTTCTTTCTATACATATCACGTTTTTTTAATAATTCAGCAGTATGTTTATCATGAGGCTTAGAATGCTTAAATTGATCTTCAAATATATAGTTAAATTGTAAAATAATATTTCTTATGCTATCAAAATTGTCATTGCATATATTACCAACAATATTGATAGCTTGCTTATTTAATTTTAAATCCGTAGATTTAACATAAGTACAAAACATTTTATCTTTTAAACTATATCCTACATTCTCACAAATAAAAAAAGAAAATGCTTCTCTATATAATTCAACAAATTCTTTTTTATCGAATATAACATATAAAAAATCTTTATTTTCATAAGACTGTGTATCTTCGTTTAAACATTCCAAAAATTTATTTTTTGTTAATAGAAGCATAGAGATATATAAATTATATCTATTAATTCCAATCTTACAAATATCTCTAAGCTTTGGTGGTTTAACTTTTCCAACACCTTTTATATAAAAGGGTTCTGGGCTTAATAATGAAAAATAATCCACATTCAATTAAATCGCCTACGTTTAAAATCAGCCCCACTATAAGTTATAGAATAACCAAAATAATTTTCTATAGGTGAATACGGTTTAGGTTCATCTGGAATAAGTTCACCGATTCCATATTTATTCTGTTTTGTTAATATGTCGGTTATTAATGTAAGCAAAATATCCATACGATTACCATTATATCCACACAATTCATATTTCATAAGCGACTTATGGGCATAAATATTAATATATACACGCGGAGCCTGCATAGTGTTGCTTAATTGTGATAAAGATACATCAAAGCATAAAAACACAAAAGCTTTATTTGCAGTATATGGAATATATAAGTATGGTAAAATAGCCCCATCACACCATTTGCCACTTTCATTAAAATATCCACATATCTGATCTTTTGTTTCAAAATTACGATTTACAGATACTATATTATATACATTGTCGTCTTCACAAAACGCTTTAAGAATTTTATCCTTATAATACCCTCTGTCATTAAAGTTAGAATTCAAAAGCTCACCACCCTACATTTCAATACACTGCTTCTATCCATTCCGTCTGTCAATAATAATTTAAATGTAGCTCCAACTAATGCACTATCATTTTTAACTTGTAAATATACACGCAATGGATATTTATCATCGTATGTAATTGAAATATCTGATTCTTGTATGTCTGTCATATCGATCAAACTCCAAACAGGAACAGCTTCGGCTTGTATATTTCCATCAGTATCTTTAAATACAGCATTAAATGGCATTGGACTTCCACCTGCTTTGAGGCTACAAATATCCGTATTCTTATACACCAAGCCATTATTATGCGAAATATAACACATATCTTTAGTTTGATTTTGAGGTGACCCAGAATCAGAAGGTTGTATCCAATCTGCAATAAGCAAATCTTTATTATCCGTCTGTTGATTATAACTCCCATCGCTTTTACAAGTAATAACCAACAAACCATGCTCCGAATTCATTTTTGTTACAGCATCAATTTTAGTAATTTTATATACTGATGGATTTGATCTGTGTATATCCAAAAAGATACGCTTATCTTCATAAAGCATTTTAGTATTATCGTTATACTGCAACATTAACATAACCAAATTATCAGGCACTGCTATAACCGAATTTTGACTTTGGCCTGATGTATTTTGTAATGACGTTACCACACAAGGTTCACAAAAAATTTCAGGTGATTCATTCTGATAATTTAACATATAATTGCACAATGTGCAAACACATTTATGATATATCTGACTATCAACATCTGCATCAGTAATTAGCCAATAATTACCATTCCATTTAAAACTCTCACCCAATGATATATTTTCAGATGGTTTTGAAAATATAGTTTTTTTTGAAAAATCCTTTGTTTTAGTAATCAATACTCCTTGACTACTTCCATCACGCAATTCAATCTCATGATAATCAATAGACTTATCAAAACTATTTTCAATATACTTACGCATATTATATAATTGAGAATCGCGTAAATTATGTGTACCGAAAGCATTATTAATTTTTTTAAAATATGATAAGTCCATTTTTACTCACCATATTTCTCATAATCAATTGTTTTTAATTTTCCAGTAACCCTATCATGAGAAGCATAATCATCAAGCATTCTGATACTTTCAGATCTAACTTGATCATACATAGAAATAAAAGTAGCACGTTCATTAGCTGGACTAAAAACATTTAAATCAGTAGGGGAAAGTTGCAATTTAAATGCACGCAATTTTACAAAATCACGATTAAAATATTTTTCATACATTAATTGTGCTAACAAATTAACTTCATTTTGCGTCAAATCAAAATTAAACTCTCCGCTATGAATTCCATTATTATCTTCATTCACAGTAAAATCATTAAAATCAATATCAGGACTACCTCTATTGATAACGTCTGAAATGCTCTCAATTAAATAACCATAGGCTTGTTCAGATGCCAACGACATAGCTTCATTAGAATCAACATTGTAATAATTAAAGAAATC